GTGAATGGACAGGTCGTGGATTCAAAAACATTTGATCCCGGGAAATACACTTTGAGTCAAATCATAAATGAACCTTTGACATATGGTGCCACACAATATTTTGCCGGTATCAACTTATATAATAAATTGGGAATTGATAATGCATTTATCGTAAAAAATCTGGATATTCGAGATGTATTTTTCTTCACCAAATCCTTGGATTATTACACAATACGGTTAATACAAAAATATTCAAAAAATATCCAACCAATTCTTTTCAATTTGCCATCAGAAAATAGAAATTACACCGATACTGTGGAAAAGTTTTTCCGTCAAAGAATCCCATATCACAAATCCTCGGCAATCGACATATCCATAAACAATTCCAAAATAACGGATGAAAATGCCCGGGCTTATATACAACAACAATTAAATACAATATTGTTGAATAATCTTCCTTATTTGAATCAAATCCGTCAATTGGTATGGAGGGAAAATTTGTGATATCTATTTCCGAATCATTCCAAAACGAAAACCTTATTTTTGACAGGGTAGTTGGCGATTTTATAACGCTACCTTATCAATTTGATAAAATTCAAATTCCTGTCAATGAACTTAGCGTTTCCGGGGCATTGAATATTCGGTTAAATTATTTGTATAAAAATCTTTTGCATTTGTATTCCAGAACAAAAATATTGACGAATCAAATTCCATATTCTTACACACAATGGTTGGGCGTTCCCTCCGGACAAAACAAAATCAAATGGAATCTTACTACAACTCCGAATACAAGCGCATCACCTTTTTCAAATGTAGGACTTTCCGCTTTGGATAACATTCAAGATTTTGTAGTGGCCCCTACATCCGACGATGCAAATAGAGTTTTAATAGCATCTCAAGGTCAAACAATATTTTTTACAAAATTTAATAAAGATTATACAAGTTTTAACATTATCCTTTCCAGCATTTATGTGGATGAACAAACACAATTGCGAAATGGAAATATTACTGATTTAATATTGCAAGGGAACGATCTTTATGTTGTGGATTCCGCCAATAATCAAATTGTCCTATACGATGTGGAAGGTTTTATCGGGGGAGAAAATGTAAAATTAAACAAACGGTATGTTAAAAAAATTATTGGTGGACAGGGTGGACGATATGATAATAATGAATTTAACAACCCATATGCGGCAGATCTTTATCTCTCCACTCTGGTGGTTATGGATAGTGGGAATTCTTGTCTTAAATTTTTTGATAATCAGTTAAATTGGAGATATTCACTCATACTAAAAAAATTGTTTTCCACATACACAATTGTTGATATCAAACTTCATAAAAACCAATTTACAGGTATAACTGAAATTTTCCTTTTGGCAAAGGAAAATAAGATTATCATTGTTAACATTTCTGATTCTACTTATAAAATCATAGATTTTTCCGAAGAAACAACTTCAGGCGAATATTCAATCAAATATGTTTTCAGCAGACAAAATACAAATATTTTTTATATTTTAACAAACAAATCTTTTTATAAAAAATATTTTTCTCGTCCAACTACAAAAATTGGAAAGTATAATTTGGTAAAAGACAATATCAGAAATTACAGTCTTTTGGCTACCGATCTTTATTTGAATGGTTCTGATGATGATATTTTGTTATTTTCCAAAACAACACTGGGAACTAATCTTTCTGCCGGACAATTTTTAAGATTTTTGGAACCAAATATAACAAATAATATATTATATTCTTATAATTTTGATATATTTTCGCCAGAACAAATTCAGGTTTCAGACGATGAGTATTCTCAAAGTTTTGTTTTCAACAAAAGCATAAGCAAATTAATCAATAACAATTATGTTCTTTTGAATCAAACCCGGCAAAGATTCAAATTTGATTTGGATCCTTATCTACCTCTTTCTGCCGTGGACATTCAAATGACCAATCAGGACATTTTTGAAAGCTATAAATTTATAAAAAATATATATGTAAGTGATGACATCTTGTCAGATCCGGGATTGAATATAACCTGCAATAATTTTATTGGAAATAATGAAAATTATCAAAGTGATACCATAAACAGATGTTTATATAAATTATATTTGCAACAATTAGCAATTCTGAATGTAATTCAAGGCGATACACCTTTCCCCATACCAGTCTTTAAAACAGATTGTAATATTATTACAATTAAAGCGGGTGAGGATATGATAGGCGTGGGAGACGGCGCATTCATAATCAGCATCCTCTGCACATAATATGCAATTAATTTATAAATAAATATATGGCTGGCAATTATCCTTTTCATGGAAAGCTTCATCGCTCCACGCATCATACCAATCCAACCCCGGGTATATTGGAAAGTGGGACCGATCCCCTAGCCGGACCGAATTCAAAATTTCAAGGAGTTTTCTATACTCAATCTGAAGGGACAAGTCTTGATTGGTATGGAAGCTATCTGACTTTACAAGCTAACAGTGGATATTGGGTTAGCACCTATACGACTGTAAGAACCAGTAGTTCAGATTGGGAAAGTGTTTATGCCACTGTGCAAACCTTTAGTGCAAGTTGGGAGGAAAGTGTTTTTATTGATGAAATAGCCGCTGCATCAGGAAGGTGGAACAGTACGTATACGACTGTTTATGGAAACAGTAGTTATTGGAAAGAATCTTATTCCAATTTGGTTGTGAACAGTGCTGCTTATTTGGCAGCCGTTTCATCTGTTGCTTATGATCCGATAACTTCTCCAAATGTTTTTTATGCAAAAAGAATTCAGGCTTTGGATCTAAACGTTACTCCTGCAACAGTACAAGCAGCCCTCTCTGCTTTGCATGAACGTGTCAATGCCCTTTATGTCTTGTTTGCGGGTTTGACTGCCAACCAATCAACAGTCATTGTTTCAATAACAAGTAATAGGTGGTAAAATAATATGAGCCTGAGTTGTACAGTAACACAAAATGTCAGCACGTTTTACAGTACCAATCTGAACAGCCGGATACAGGCGTTCAATGATTTGGGTATACGGATTAGTCGTCAACTGGGAGCCCCTCTTGTTAATGTTGAAATTCATCAGGATCAACTTTATGAGAACATCGCCATAGCCGTGGAAATGTTCAGCAAATTTGCCGGATATACAGATGAATATCTTGTGTTTGACAGTGATCTTTATGAAACAGGAAAAGGAGTAAGATTAGACACATTGTTCAGTCTAACTCCTGATTTTAATTTCCGTTATGATATTCGTAACACAAGCATCAACAGCATGTATAATATCGGAAACATGGTGATTGGTGATCCGAACAATCCCATGGCTTTCCAAGTTGCAGAACCTGATCCGGAAGGAAATTTTGCTGATCAAATTTCTGTTTTAAATTCTTATGATTATCTTGTGAAAACATATCGAAAGGTTATCGATATACGTTATTTTGAGGAGGGAAGCAGCACTGGAGTCAACACACTGTTCACAATTGAACAGACTTTGGCCCAACAAACATATTTTAGCTATTCCATGGGCAATTATGGCTTTGATCTTATCAGTTGGTACATTCTCAAAGATTGGTTGAAAAACCGGGAAAAACTTTTAAGCATTCCTCGTGCTGTCAAGTTTGACGAACGCACACAATACATGCAAATGTATCCACCTCCCCGGAATGAAAGATTTTACGGGGTAATCAATTGTTATGTGGAACGCCCTGTTCAACAGCTTATTCAGGAACAATGGGTTCAGCAATATGCATTGGCTCTTACTAAAATTGCTGTGGGTCATGTGCGTGGAAAGTATACAGCAGTCAATCTTTTCGGAGGTGGACAGTTGAATTACAATGATATGCTCCAACAAGGTCTTCGGGAAAAAGAAGAACTTGAAAAGAGATTGTACGAGGGATCTGCTCCGGGATTGGGTGATGCAAGTCCTGTACAGCTTCTGATTGGATGATCCCTCTTCAGAAAAATTCTAAATTCATACAGGGAATTTTTGTTCCTAAAAATGAAAACAAGTATGTTGGGAAAAAACCCATATTGTAT